CTTAATTAAATACTCGGTTACAATGTATGGCTGAATATATTTATCTGCCTTTGGTTCGTTGTTTTTTGAAATAGTAATTTTAGAAACTAATCCACTATCAGCACGAGCAAATGCTGCTCTTGTTTTCATTTGATAAGTATGTGGTTCATCTGATTCAAAATCCATTCTATGCCGATGACTATTTTCTACACCAGTTTCTCCTGTTACTGTAGTAATGTTAGCTACTCCTGATGCCATTTGATTATATGAGTCTGGATCGTTAGATGAAAAAGGAAGTGCGTTATTGAGTTCAGTAGCTAATGTGTAATTAGTTAATTCATCTGAATTTTTAGAGTTACTACCCTGCCCATTATATCCACCAAAACATATACCAAGAATTGTTTGACAATCACATTCCTGAACTAATTCGGGTTTATATGTAATATTACCCAGAGTAACATCATCACCAAGAGAATTATCACCTGAATTACAAGGACCAGGATCTCCCGAGGTAGATAATCTAAAATCAAAAGATTGGTTACTTATCTCTGGACACATAGCAGTGTCTGGCCATAAACAAAAACTAGCAGATGTAAATCCTAAACAACCAGTAAAACATGCTCCATAATACAAATACTCAGTGCTTCCAATTAGTGTCTTAGTTTGATATGAGTTCTTTCCATTTACAGATAAATTAGACCATTGATAATAACATAATGGTTGAGCTGTATTTTGCCACCACTGACATACGTTTAATGAAGATTTTGTTGATACATGATTTCTTTGTCTAGCACCAAAAGTACTGTCATTTCTATCTTTTTGTCTAGCCCTAAATGTTGATGACCTGTGCATGTGTGGTTGAAATCCATTTCCAGATACTTCAATACTAGATGTAAATACACCAGTATCAACTGTAAATCTTGGTTCTCCTCTTAAATCAATAGTTTGAGGAGGAATATAAAACTCTCCAGTATACGAAAGAAAATATGGACTTTCAATATTTTGTACAACATCTAATCCAATACCAGATTTAAAAACATCTTCATTGTCATTATCTTGAACAATAAGATTATTATATAAACCAATATTAGAAGATGAGGTAGCTCTAATGTGCTTATTTCTTAAATCTGGTAGTTGAAATTGTGTATTTGAAACTATCTGACCTTCTTTTAAAAATTTAGTGCCAGATCCTGTTCCCAATACTGTTGCTAATTCTGGATATTCTGTTGCAAATAGCACTCTGCCATCACACCTAAGATATCCTGCAGGAATTAACTCTAAATTACTAACTGCCTTAGGATCATCATCGGTTAACTGTATAGGAAAAGAAATAATTGATCCTGACATCGTTCCATGTTTGGACTTTTCTTTATTATAAAATGCTGGCATTTTAAAAAGCTCTAATAATGTACAACATAATTAATGAAGGAGTGTTATTATTAATTTGAACACTTAGTGCGGTATCTACAGATAATGGTGCAGTTGTTCCGGTAGAAATATTATTAACTAATATAGTTGATGGAACAGATAAACTACCTCTCCCCATTTGAACTTCCATGGCATCATGATTATGAGATTTTAATGCATCATCTGACCACCTTTCTCCAGGATGGTTTAATGTAGTTGTATAAGTATCAGTTACGGCACTATTTATAGGTTGAGACTCACCCGCACCAGGATCATATACAGCATCTGCAACAACTGTTGCTGGCATAGATGCACCTCTATGAAATTCTGGAATATCCGGAGATGCATAATAATTTTTAGCAGAATTATAATATCCTGCAGGTGGAAAAGCACCGGTATGAGAATTTGTTTGAACAGATGTTATAGCACGACTATCATCTTGATATCCAATTTGCGTATCATCAGATGCAGACCAACTCCTAAAAGAAACATACGGTCTCTCATCAACTGATCTAGGTTGAGATGGAATAGCAGGAACTAATGCCATGGCAGCATCAACAACTTGTCGTATACTTCCATCAACTAAAGTCATACCACCATCATTAGCATCAAACCAAGTAATATTTTTAGTTCCTGGTCTAAATCTATGAGCTTCACTAGTATTAGATTTATGTCCAATAGGTGCAATAGCATTATAATTAGTAGAGTCTTTTAATCCACTACCAGGCAAAAATTCCATAATACCATTACCAGCAGCAAATGCAGACCAGAATTGATCAAAATCAGACTCACTAGCTGGTCTATGAGTATGTTCAGGAATATGCTCAATACCTAATTTTCTTGGTATGGTATAAATTGTGTCAAAATAGATTGGTTCATCCATTGTGATACCAGTAATTCTACCAGCAAGTGTAGATGATGGCTCCATTGTAAATGTGATATCAACATCAGATTCAAGAAGTGTAGGTGGTTGTGTAGCATCAGGACCATTACGACCTACATATTGCCCAATTTGTAAAAGATCATCAGTTGAAATTCTAGATCCCTCAATATCAACTAATGCTAATTGATTTAAATTAGGCAATCCAAATTGATCAACATGCCCTAATGCAGCATTCTTATTGTATGGAAAATTATTAACAATTCCAAAATTAGTCCCTAGTATAAAACCAGATCCTGCCTCTGGAAAAGGACCATACTGGTTTCCCAACGTTGCTGCTAAAAGTGGATAATCAGCAGCATTTAATACGGCACTATTTAAGTTACATATAATCCAACCTTTTGGAATATCTTCAAGACGATTACCTCTTCCTGAACCTCCAGACCATGGTACAATGGTACCAATTGGTGCAATTTTACTTGCTTTTACCCTATTGTAAAATGTCATTGATTAAATCTCCTTTAACCACCATCCTTGTACAGAAGAAGAAACAATTGTTCCTTGAGAATCTGTTCCTCCTAAGTAAATCAAAGTAAATCCAGCATTTGCTGTCTGTACTATCAATTCGCCAGAATTATATGGAGTTGTTCCGCCCAATCCAATCGTAGTTCCTCCAGAATCTCCTTGAACTTTAGTATTTGGAGTTAATGCTCTAACAATTAACATTGTATCATAACCCAAATTACCTCCAACTTCAATGAATTTTACTTCATCTCCCGTTTGTGGATTTTCAGGTAGATAACAAATCAAGTTTGTTTGATCAGTCACATTTGCAAAATATGTGATGTTGGGTTTCAAATTTAAATCCGCAACGTCAGACCCGGAAGAGATATAACGTGCATGTCTTCCACCAGTGCTAGTGTAGAAATTATCAATTCCAAAAGAATCAATAGATTGATCTTTATTAATTACAAAAGAATTTTGACCATTATTTCCTAAATTAGTTAACTCAAATTGTGATGTTTTTGCTGGACTTTCAACAGCTGCACCAACAATTTTTAAAGTATTTCCAAAAGTTCCATTACCCCAAATGTCAACTTGGAATGTTGGATCATTTCCAACAGTTATAACTTCTTCTGGACCTGTAGAAGAGTAAAGTTTAATATCACCTCTTCCAATAATACCAGCATCAAAGGAAATTGTTCCAGAATGATCTGCATGACCATCATCATTGGCAAGTTGTAAGATATTGGTTTTACCAACAGAATCTTTAACGGTAATATTACCGCCATACATTGTCAGATCTCTATTGAGAATTAAATCACCATTTCTGAAGGTAATTTGACCACTTTGAATGGTCTCATCCATATTAGTTTTATGAACTTTACCTGAGAGACCACCATTAACTTTAAAATATTCACTTGTTGTACTAGATACATTGTATATACGAACCCAATTTAAGTAATCAAATTTAGTTTGTACAATTCTCCCATTTTTTATAATAACAGAACAGAAATCAACACCATTACGTTGGCGTGTTTGAATATCAATTAATTCAGATGACTCAGGATGTCTTAGAATTCTTTGAACAGCGGTAGTACTGGGTTGATACAATGCCAGTGATTTTGCTGCAGTTCCTTCTTTAGCTGGTAAACATCTCAACAACTTACCTGCAACATCTACTGCTGCAATTTCCATAATTTCAAAATCATTACCAGATATTCCACCATCAGCAAGATCTGTAAGTTCTCCAATTACAATTAAATCTCCTGCAACAAATCTACCTGTACCTTCTCCAATATCATTAACTGTTAGATAAACAGAACCAGGTATAGCTCCAGTAGTTGCAACCAAAGATAATGTAGTATTTGGACCCCCAGCGTTAATAATTTGAGGATCAGTCCAGTAAGAATATACTCTATAATCAGATTCATTACCAGAATATCTTGTAGTTGTAACTACAGCAGATTCAGTGTTAGGAAGAAC